GGCGGCAGCGTGGCATTAACGGCTGGAATAACAAACTTTTTAGGAAGATAAAACATGGCAAACCCAAACATCCTCAATGCTACAAGTATTTATGGCACGACAGCAGGTGCAGCCCTCACTACGACAACAACCAATGACATCCTAATTTGTGGTACTAATAAATTAATAAAGGTAAACACAATCCTTATTTCAAACGTAGATGGCTCAAATAACGCTGATGCTACTGTGTATTTCTACGATCATTCTGGGTCTGCACGATGGGCGATTGCCAGTACTGTAACTGTCCCAGCAGACAGCACTTTAGTTGTTCTTGGTAAAGACAGCCCAATATACTTAGAAGAAAACGATCAAATAGAGGCTGGGGCAAGCGCTGCAAGTGACCTGCAAATTATAATTTCGTATGAAGTATTGGATGATGCGTAAGCATGACGGCTAAAATACAAAGAAACTTGGGGCTTATTGGTGTTTCAGCAAAAGACCAAAGAGCAACACGAAGCGGCATCTCTGATTTTACATCGCAGAGACTGTACCAAAAAACAGACCTTGCCGTTGAAGTATATGGTTATCAGGGCAGTGTCGCACATGCCGTTCATAGCTCTACTTCAGTTTCATCAACTATAAGTTTAGGTACTGCGTATTCTGACAGAGAGGTATATATTATTGTTTCTACAATGTCAGGGGCGAATGGTGGCTTTAACCAAACTCCTGTCAGCGGAGTGACAGTGGGTAGTCAGTCTTTTACTTCGCTTTATCAAACCACCCAAACCACTGAAGCCAACGCTTGCGCTATTGCATTTTACAGATATGTGGACAGCGGCTCTTTAGGTACTTCAGCTTCCTACACGGTTACTTTTAACAATGAGCAAGTTCACTCAGGAATTATGGCGTTTACAACAGGCCCAACAGCGTCAGCTAATGTAGGTACTTTTGGTGTTTCTTCTGCCACAACTAGCTGGGGATCAGGAGGAACTATAGCCACTGCTGACGGCGGGTTCGTTCTCTTTTCGTCTATTGCTCAAAACGCATCAGCGCCATCAGGAACCTATGTGACAGGCTATACAAACGGCGTATCCTTTGACACAGGTTCAACCGAATACGTTGTATTAGCCCATCAAGAAGATGTTAGTATTGGAACTGTTACTGTACCTCAACCTAACTACACTCCTGCTGGCGACAACGCATTTGCCGCTATTTCTCGGGAGAGTTAGTGATGACCAAGACTAATGGAAGAATAATTGGCCCCTACCAGAGCTTTGATGCTGCTGGAGCATCTGGCATACATGATAGCTTTGATCAATATAACTATAAGCTAGAGGATAAATGGCCTTATCCTGTGTCTGTTAGCGTGAGCTTAAGCACAACATCTTTAAATGAAACCACTAACAAAGACCTTGTTGTTACACTTAATACAACAGGTTATTCAAGCGGAACACAGTTCACTGTAACGGCAGTTAATGTTTCTAACTTTTCTAGTTCTGACATGAACCCTTATAGCGGCACTGTGACTGTCACAGGGAACGAAGTCTCAGCCACAGGAAACACAACATTATCTGTTGTTGAAGATTTTACAGACGAAACACCTGACACGGAAACATTTAAAGTAGAGGTAAGGGGGCCGTCGCCGTCAACAGATCTTTTAGCGACAAGTAGTAATGTCACCATATCTGACACTTCTACCACGGCCCCAGCATTGTCTGTCAGTTTTTATGAAAGTGCTTATGGCGGTAATATTGGAACAATAAATGTTCTTGTTTGCAAGCTAGATAACACTGGAAATAGCGTAGTTAGCTCCACAAATGTGTATACAAAGAGTGGGCCTACCTCACCTGCAACTAGCAACTGGTCGCTTCGAAGTGGCTCAAACTATCCCAGTTTATCATCAGGGGATAAATATAGTGTTTGTTGGCACCATAACAAAACTGCTAGTGGGTTTCAGGGCGATTATGCCATAGATGTCGTAACAATTACTGGCACAACTTATAATTTTGACAGCAGTTCTCAAAGTTTTGTAACCACTTCGGGAACAAATTACACTTCTGTTGAGCAAGCCTTTCTTAATACTAGCTCAGTGCCAACTAGCACTACCGCTGTGGTTGGTCGGTGGAATAGAGACATTGGTTCCACACCCAGCGGGAATACGGGGCCATCTAGCGATGTTTCTGGCTCTGGCTACTTTCTTTATACAGAGACAAGCGGTTCAAACTCTGGAGCAGTAAATTTTTGGCTTTTTAGCCCTGTGTTTACAGTACCATAGGAGGTTTTTTTAAAAATGTACTCATTTAGAGGCAACACACCAGCACCTTTACCTGAAAGAATAAGACTTTCTGATGGTATGACGAGAACAGATAAATCAACCTTTACCGATGAGGAAATAGCCGATGCAGGGTATGTCTATGTGGAGCCGTTTTCGACACCTTACGAAGAGCGTACCCAAAAGGTTGTTTGGAATAGCGGCCTGATTGCATGGGAGCTATTAGACAAGACCGACGAAGAAATAGCAGATTATGACGAAAATATGTGGGAAACTGTACGAACAGAAAGAAACGAATTACTTCAATCTTCTGATATTGATGTTATAAAACAGCTAGAATCAAGTGGCGCTGTATCACAACCACTAAAAGATTATAGGCAGGCTCTGAGGGATTTGCCGCAAACCCAAGAGTTACACAGTATAACGTGGCCCACTAAACCAGAGTAATTAAATGTTAGGCTTTAGCACCTTTTCTCAGACAACGTTTAGTCAATCAGCTACTACACTGGCACCTTTTATAGATATGCCAGCAGCTACGGCAGCTTTTATCTTATCTGTATTTGGTGTTAATGCTAAAGCAAACGTAACTACTACAGATGTATCTTCTTCGTTTTCAATATCATCACTTGACTTTGACGCACAAGCAAGTATAACTACAGGTAGTATAGCATCTACTTTTAGTATTAGCGATTTTGATGATATACTGCTTACAGCAAATATTACACCAGATGCTGTTACAGCTTTATTTGAATTAGATATAGACTTTGACGCTAAAGCTAATACAATCATTGGCGGTTCAGTTTCAGCAACGTTAGCAACTTCAGACTTTGATAGCGTTAGAGGTTTTGCTAATATAGAACCCAACGCAATCACAGCTACTTTAAGCAGCAACGCATTCGAAGAAGTAACGGGGTTAGCTTTTGTAACTTCTCCTTCAGTCTTACTAACTACAGCTATTGACTTAGACAATCCCGTTGCTGTCAAGTTTGACTTTAATCAGTTCGCTGATAGCTACGACAGAGGTAGGGTTGTTTATTTAGTTTCTTATGGCGGTAGTGATACTGTACATGTAAATGAAGATAGCAGAGTAGTTTATATAGATGACTATATGCAAAACTACACTGTATATGTCGCTGAAGAAAACACAACAGTTTATGTAGAAAAAGATAGAAAAGATAGAACTGTATACATTGCAGCATAAGGATTAAAGATGTCTTATAAGTGGCCCGATAAAGACCCAGATGAAATGTTAGACTACAGTGTAGACTGGTCACGCTTTTTAGGCGATGATACTATATCGTCTGTCACTTGGTACATCTATGACGGTGATGGTGTTAAACAGCAAGTGGTTGATACTTCTGTAATATACGGATTGCAATTCGTTCAAGGTACTATATCAGGGCAAGTAGCAACTGCAAGGTTTTCATTAGGTACTAATAATATACGTTATACTGTTGTGTGTAGAATAAACACAGGGGAAGGTTTGCAATATGAACGTTCTATTTTCCTACGTGTTAAGGAGAAGTAAGTTATGGCGTATGATTATTTAGGACTAGTCAACGATGTAAACCGTAGATTAAATGAAGTAGAACTGACTTCAGCAAACTTTGCAACTACTACAGGTTACTATAGTTTTGCTAAAGATGCAGTTAATGCCTCTCTACGTCATATCCAGCAAGAAGAGTATGAGTGGCCTTGGAATCACGTAGAAGAGACTGAGGTTCTTGTAGCAGGTACAGTTAGGTACGGCTTTCCGTATGACGCTAAGACAGTTAATATGAACACGTTTAGAATAAAGCGTGACGACTCTCTTAATATATCTACACGTAAACTAAAAGTTATATCTTATGAAGAGTATCTTAATAAGTATGCTGACTTAGAATATGACACTAATTCTAGTAACAGAAGTACACCTACTCATGTAGCACGTGCACCTAGCCGTGAGTTTATGTTATACCCTAACCCAGATGCAGCATATGAGCTTGTATATGAGTATTACAGAGTAGGTTTTGACTTAGAGAATCCTACAGATGTACCTAACCTACCTGAACAATATAAGTATGTTATTGTAGACGGTGCTATGTATTATGTTTATCAATTCCGTGGTGACATGCAAGCCGCACAATTATCATTAAATAAGTTTGAGCAAGGTATTAAGTACCTACGCAGTATCCATATTAACCGTACCGACTATTTAGGTGATACAAGAGTTTACTTCTAATGGCTACACAATGGTCTACCTTTCCTATTGAGT